ATTTACGTCCAGCTGACTTTGCTTTAGAGGCAATTTGAATTGCCGCTTGGTCATTGCCACTATTACTACGAGTTGCTTCAATCAACCCGTTAACTTCAGCATCACCAATAATGGTTGTAAGCGAAGCTGTAATGTTGGTAAAGGTAGCAGCATCTTTAGCAGCTTGTCTCTCAGCAGCGTTTGTGCCGGAAGCAGTTGCACCGATAGTACCATCAGCATCACCAACACCCGTAGTAGCAACAGCACCAAGTGCGTTTTCACGGTTATAGCTGAGTGCGTTTCCTTCAATACCCATAAAAGGTAGAACTTCATACATCCGGTTTACGGTGATGACGTTTTCGATAACACCCTGAACTAGCATGTTCTGGGTAAGTTTTGCCGACTCTGCAAGAGTAACTGTAGGCATGATACTTCTCCATTAAAATAATTGTTGAATTGAGCCAGGTCACCTGGATGGCCTTACTCCATCAAAAAATCACTTTAAGTGGAGTGGTGTGTAGATTAACTACACAGCCACTTTACCACTGCTTAGCTACTACGTCAATAGGATTTTACTCTTTACTAGCATTTTTTAGGCCCATAGCAATCTTATTTACTGGGCTAAGATTGTCTTGGTTTACTGGTGGTCTCCCATTGGTTGGCTTAACACCAGCACCACTCTTTGTTTCACTCTCAAACAAACGGCCAAACCTTTCTGTACCTTTCATCTCTAAGATGAATTCTTTTACAGTCATTGGCTCACCTGTGGTAGTGCTATACCGTGTGTTATTATCAGCATCTACAATAACCACCTTAAACTTACCATCTTCAGTGGTAGCTTTTACTTGACCTTTAACAAAAGGCATGATGAGTTCAGGGATACCCTTTAACTCAGTGATAGCAGCCAATGCGGTATTCTCTACAAGTACATTGTATAGCTGACCTTGAAGAGCCTCAGCTTTTTTGACTACTGCATCTTTCTCAACTAAGAAGCCTTTGGAGATATCGGCTTTAATTTTCTCAATATCAATCTTGGGGTCTTTAGCTAGTTCAGTAAGCTTGGCATCAAATGCAGCTCTAATAGCTTCTGGCGTATCACCAAATTCTCTTAATGCAGAAAGGTCTACAGTCTTTTTACGAAGACTATCAACTTCACCCCTAGATGCTCTTAAGGCTTTATTAAAACCTAAGATAGCTTCAACTACTGACTTAGTCTTAGGGTCAGAATTATCAATAGAGTATTTGCCATCTTTCTCAACATAGAGTGGCTTGAACTGGTCTGGTACTACATCGATAGTATCTACAGTCATGTTCTTTTCAAAGTCGAAATTCATTTAAGTCTCCATTTGCTTGTTTAAGGATCACCCACTAATGGGTCACCCATTAGCAAGCCTAGCCATTATGACAGAGGCTATCCAATTACTCAATAGCTTTTTGGGTTCAAGCCAGCTAATTCAAAAACATTCCCATGGCTATTAGCTAGCTGCTCTAGCGTCATCTCTTTACCACGCACATCAACAAACTCATTTAGCTTTATCTTGCCGGTATTAAAAAGCTTAGCTTTTGTTTTGCCAAGTACTTCTTCTTTAAATTTTTGGCTTTGGCCTCTTAGCCATTCTTCATAGGTAACTGATTCAGTAACTCTGCCAACATTTCTATCAGCCCACATTTTCTTGTATTCCCTTAATGGTACACCAGCTAGCTTGGCTTCAGCTTGAAAGTCTATCTCTCTTTGATTAGCTGTACGACCATCCGCTACGAAGGGTCTTTTACCAATAACACCAAGTCCATTAAATACCGCCACCATAACTGACCTACACCTTGGGTGGGCCGGAGGCCTAGCATCAACTGGATTAAGTTTTTTAGAACCCACTGGCACTTCTTTATTACCTACAGGTGCTATATGACCATCCCTTGACCTACAGATGGCTGAGGTCCTTCCATCAAGTGTAGAAGTCCACCTTAAGCCATCTATAATATCTTCATTCTCTTTCCATATCTCTTCCCTCGCAGAATTGGTTGCGTGGTTTATGGCTGTCCTAACTATTGTATCCAGGTTACGCCTTGTAATTGCAAGAGCACCATTGTCAAAGTCATTATCACGACTACCAACAACCCTAGACACAATAGTGTTGATTGACTCACCATTTATAACTCCCAACTTAATAGCATTAGTTATATTCTCTACATCTGTTAAAGCCATCTGGTCTAACCAACCTTTAAGGTTTTGAGCACCCACCTGACTTACAGAAAATGGCTTCTTAAATACCACTTCTTTTAATACGCTTAATGGTACACTTGTAGAAACTATTGCTACGTTTAGTGCTAAGTCTATAGCTCTATTCTCAAAATCAGCTTCTGATTTAATAAAGCCAGTAAGCGTTTCGGTGATATTCTTATTGACTTGCTTCATTAGCTCTTTTCGAGCTACCTTAATATCATCTAAAAGGTCTTGTAACCTAGCTGACTCATAGCTTTTTACTCCTGGTAAAAAGTTCCTAAGTTTTTTGGATATCTCTATATCAGCTTTTTCTATTACAGCTAATAACTCTTTTATCTGCATAGCCGTAAATCTACGGACAGCTATCTGATGCAAAAGGCTCGCATCAAAATAAGCTTGGTTCTTTGTTTTTTCAGCCATTAATCCTCACTCGGGTCATCGAGGTTGTCTGGATTGTTAGGGTCAAGATTGCCATTGATTGGCTTTAATAATGACTCACCTTCTTCTTCAAGGTGCATCTCATTTTCTTCTAAGTTAAAGTCTTGCTCAAGTATTCCTCTTCTCTTGAGCTGGTTCAAGAAGCTTTCTCGTGATAAGTCGCCATTTTTACGAGCCTCAAGAATAGCATCCAAATCCTGTTTATCAGAAACATCCGGGCCAAAGTCTTTATTAAGCTCGATTATACCGCCATCTTCTTTACCAATCCACTTAGCCATATAATATAGCACTTGTGCTACAGCGTCCTCAAAGCGGTATGTGATGTCCTGTAGGACTGAGAATGACTCTGCAGTATCAATAGCTTTAGCAGTAGCTGTTGTACGACCAACTCGTTTCTTTAAGAACTCAGCACTGTAATTAGCCATGCGTTCCTCAAGGTCAAGCAGCTCTTGTCGGCCAGCCTCAATAGCTTTACCAGTGTGTTCTACATAATAGAACCTGCCCTGTGGGTCGCTTGTAATAAGATAAGTTTTTGGCCCAATAGCCAGCTTAGCTTCATCAGGTGTTACACCACTTCCTGCTAATATAGGAAAGCGTGTAACAGTTAGGATGCTTTGTTGGTCAGCTGTAGACTGAAAGTGTCTTATGTTTAAATCAGCAAGGTCAAGCAGTGGCGGCTTGCTCAACATGAATGAGGTCTTCTCACTGTAGAAAGTTACCAATGGTATAAAGTCTAAGTCATAGGTATATTCTTCAATCTTTACCCATTGTATCTTTTTAGTCTTAGCATCTTTTCTCTCTTGGTATACTTCAACAAGGCCTGGTGTAATAACCTTTATCTGTTCTACAGATACTGTTTCAAAGCCACTTAGGTAGGTTTCCTGTGACCTAATTCTTATCATCTTTAATTCTTCTTTGCCATTCTCAATTTCAGCATAGGCAAAGATGATATTCTCAGGCTTAATAGGTACTAGATATGGTCTTACACCTTCTGCTCTATCATCAGCTAATGTTCTGTTTTCCTTATCAATACGAGGGAAGTCAACATAGCAATGTGAATACCCTTTAGCAAGTGAGTCCTTAAGCCAGTTTCTTATAAAGACTAATAGGTGGTTACCCTGTAAGTCAACGTTATCCATATATGGTACTAAGTCTGGAGATATCTTATCCAAATTGATTAAATCACTAAATGGCTTACCAGTCATACTATTAAGTGTAAGCTCAATAAAGTTATAGAGCACTGCACACTCAAGTCTAGCCCTATAGCTATCTTCACTCTCAAGTGGATATTTTGGAAGGTACTTAGTACCAGCTTCCCTCATAGCCTCAGTACCCTCTATTAAGGTATTAATCTTATCCCACTTGGGTATCATCTGAAGATACTGATTACTGGGTGTAGATGGATCTGGTAAATCACTCATTAGAAACTACCTCTATACATGGTTTTTCTTTTAACCCTAACTCGATATCTTACCTCATCACCGATATGGTCTTCAGCATTGGTATCTACATCGTCAAGTACTTTATCATCTCGCGGGAGAACTGGAAACAACATTCTGCAATCTTCACATCTTTCCATGATGAATAAGCCAGGTTCTTCTCTTGGTGTACCTTTCTTGGGCTTAGATGCCTTGAGCATCTTTCTTATCTGTTCCCAACCCTGTATCCTACTGTTAGGACCCTTATCAGCTTTAAGCCAATAGACCTTATGTTTAGCCATATCACCTGATATGGTTTTTTGTTTCTCGTACTCATCGAAAATACTGGTATCAGCTGGACCTGCTTTCACTCGTCCCCATATACCCCATTGCTTCTCTCGCTTCACTATCTCTTTAGCAATCTCAGTACCACTTAGCCTTAAGCCTTCGTTTGGACTATTAGCTCTACAGCCATAGTACTCAGCTATCCTGATTAAGTCACCTCTTACTGTACCATATTTATGACCTTTGTACTCTACAGGCTCTCCATTACTCTCAGCCCACCAGCCAACAGAGAATGGCCTAGAGGAGCCGTGGTCATACGACCTGTCGATAGTCCAGCCCGCTGGTATAAGCTCAAATGGCAAGTCAGGTACCACATGGATTTTAGTACTCCATATATCATCGAACATACCACCAGCAATAATGTCCCAGCTCCCATCAAGCCATGCTAACATCTCACTTTTATTACGAGCAGCCATTCTAATACGCTGAACATAGGTAGGGTCAGCTTTTAAGAGAATTAGGTTTTCACTAATATGACCTCTAATAGCAACTCTTGGTGGGTCAATATCACCATTAACATCTGGTGCATTGTCAATGATTGGGCCAACAATCTTGCCCTTAGCGATTGGTAATTTAAATCTTCTCTTCACCCAGTTATGACCTACACCATAAGGGTTAGTGGTAGCTCTAATCTTAATAGGTATACCAGGCACAGTTGACCGAGCGCATGAGAACATACTCTTATAGCATTTGTCATCTGGCCAAGTCGTCAACTCCTCCCAACCAATCCATGGATAAGCGTGACCATGGTAAGACCAATAATCAGAAGCTTTGTCAAACTGTCTAAAGAATAGCTTCTCACCTGTAGGCCACTCCCAAAAGTTTTTAGCTTCATTATATTTAATGCCTGGAAAAATTCTTGGTAGCCATCGCTTCGACTTGTCGATAACGTCTTGTAGCTCTGGATATGTTCTACGGAATAATACACCACGCCACTCAGAACCATAACCCTTCTTATCCTCTGGCTTTACCTTTGGTCCACAATGCTGAGCAAAGTCCATTATAAGTGCATCAGTCTTACCTGGACCACGAGTACCCTCAAATAGACACTCCAATATAGGACAAGACAAAAAGGCTTCCTGAGAACCTTTCTGTGGTGCCCATACTACATCCTTCTCACGACCATCTGGATACACCATTACAGCGTAATAGGCAGGCTTACCGTCGCCTTCTTTACCCTCTCGCCACTCTAATTTCATGCAATGCCCTGCTTACGCATATCTATTTGTAGTTCTACATAGGCTTCATAAGCTGCTTTAGCTACAGCATCTGGGTCTAATAGGTCTCCATATTTCTTACAGAAGTTTTCAGCGATAGCACCAGCTACAGTCATAACCTTAAATGGCAAGTTTTTTTCTTTTATATTAACATCTAAATGACCTGATAGTGTCGGCTTAATAATCGACCACACTTGTACCCTATAAGAGGTTTCACCATCATCTGTCTCATACACGAGCTTAACAGAAACCTTAGTCTTCATCATCTATCTCCTTAGCTGTACCTTCAAAGGTAAGTGACTTTACCTCTGCGTCTTTAAATTGTTCTACCCAAGCTTGTGGACTATTTTGAACTAAGCCAACAACCATCACACCAGCGACGACGTTTTGGTCCTCGAACTTACGCTCACGATACTCAGGGACGTGTCTCTTAAGCTTGAGTTCTAGTAGCTTATCACTAAACTTGCGAATAGTGCCAATCTTAACCCCAAGCTTTTGGCTATATACTGGCTCGTTCCAACCATCTACAGCTCTACGATGGGCCTCCATCTCAAGCGTATCTTTGTATTGCTCATTAGCTTCTTCAACCTCTTCAGCAAACTCAGGGTCTTCTCGTATCTGTCTCCTGACTTGTTGGTATACAACACCACATGAGTCACAAGCAAACTTTACCATACCAGTCTCTGCTAACACTCTTAAAAACTTAGCTCTTACTGTAGGTTCTTTAATAGAAAGTCTCTTTTGATGAAAACCTCTACTCTCTGGCATAATTCCTCCAACCATAAGACCTTTATTTGACTCTTTCTTTATAAGATAATATCATAGCATTTGTAAACAGTATATAAGGAATTAGTATGACTCCCAATCCTGCATGTTGCTTCTACATAGAATATAAAAAGAAGAAAGTATCATGGGTATTTGATACACTATCAGAAGCTAAAGCGCATCTCAAAGTTTTACTACAGGATAGTCCTGAAGTGTCTAGAGGTATTTTAATGGTCGGTAATCACGAGAGTCGAGAGACAATCACTTGTGAAGACGGCACAACAATCTACATGCTTATCATTAAAGGTCTTAAGTTTGACAATATACAAGCTGCACCTGATAAGCGCATCGACCCTAAAAAGAGAGAATTCACACCTGATATTAAGAAGAAGGTCTATAACTTCAAGACTTTTGTAGAAGAGCCCACTAAGGAAGACATAGACAACTTGGTCGATTTACCTGAAGTCGTAGAAGGCCTTGGTATTACACCGAAACGAGCTAGACGATTACTAAAACGTGGTGGCATCCAAAAGCCTCGCTCTGGCTGGTCATGGCCACAAGGTAAAGACGTTGAAGATGTGAGAAAATGTCTTATAGAACTAATTGAAAAATATCCACAAAAGGGAGAAGACAATGACGATACGGAAACCGATGCTGTCAGCGACAGCTGAAGATTTAAACGACTTACAATTCCCATACTTGGCAAGCCCAAAGCTTGATGGTATACGAGCTACAGTGCAGAATGGTGTGCTGTATACTCGGTCATTAAAGCTTGTGCCTAATAGATATACTCAAGAGCTTTTTGCTCAACCTGAGTATGAAGGCTTAGATGGCGAGCTTATAGTTGGTGAGCCAAACAGTCCTGATACCTACAGGAATACCTCTAGTGGTGTTATGAGTCACGATGGCGAGCCTGATGTAAGGTTCTACGTCTTTGACATTATAAGACAAGACTTACACTATAAACAAAGATTAGACTTAGTTAAAGAGCTTGTGACAGATTGTCCGCTTTTCTCATGGCCTCATGTAACAGTTAGGTCAGTAGAAGGCCTTGTGCGTTATGAAGAACACGTCCTCAAGCAGGGTTATGAAGGTGTAATGCTGCGTAGTCCTACAGGTCTCTACAAACATGGTCGGTCAACCCTTCGTGAAAATGGTTTGATTAAGCTTAAAAAGTTCTTAGACAACGAGGCTGTGATTATCGGTTATGAGGAATTGCTCATAAATGACAACCCGCCTACAATAAATGAACTTGGCAAGCAAGAACGCTCAAGTCATAAAGCTAATATGCGACCTGGCAATACTTTGGGTAACTTGTTAGTTAAAGGCTTGCCTGGCTCATCGCATTATGCTGATGTGGAGTTTAGCATCGGTAGTGGCTTCACTGAAGAATTAAGAAAACAGCTTTGGTCTACAGGTGAAGACTTGATAGGCAAAATAGTTACCTACAAGCACTTCCCAATAGGTGTTAAAGATAAGCCACGTCACCCTGTGTTCTTGAGATTTAAGACTGAGGAGTAAGATTATGACTACAGAATTAGACTATAATACACGGGTGGCTAAGTCACTTAGAGACTTAGTATTCCTGAAAATGGAAAAGACAGATAAAAAGTATAGAGGTCTTAGTACAGAGAAACTACAGGGACAGACACATGATGCTTGGAGGATAGCGTTTGACCTTAATGGCTTTGACTATAACGAATTCCTTAAGAACTACCCTGAGAATGGTCATTTAAAAGACGTTTTAAACACAGAACAATAATTTCCTTGATTGTATCACATTAAAATTTTAGAGCACACGTCACTACAAACGAGCTAGGGCCAGGGTATGACAAAAAAGATTGACATAACATCATTAAAAAGACTAAAGTCTTATGATGACTTTAATGACTTCATCGACAATGCGCCAATAGGTGAGAAAGTCATCTATGGGTTCCAAGCTCCGCCAATGGGTTCATCAGCAATACGACGTGCAATAGATCAAAAGCTTATAACGTCTATCAGCATGGTCTCAAAGTTAAAGGACCGAGAAGGCAATCGTATGTTCTACTATATAGCAGTCAAGTTAGCTAATAGGGTTAAGGGTCTATAACATGAGCTTAGGGGATTGGTTATTAGTCATCTTTATTACCCTTAAGCTGACTGGCTACTTAGCTTGGTCATGGTTTTGGATACTTTCACCACTTTGGTTACCTATCTTTATCATAGGCGTCTGTAAGCTTATAGAGGACTACCTGAATGAGCGACGTTATTAACCTAACAGCAAGAATGCCTCATATCACTGGAGAAGCAGTATGCTTACTGTGCAACTACAACTGGATATCTGTTGCACCTGCAGGGATTGTAGAGCTAACCTGTCCGGATTGCGAACAACCTACAGGTAGACGTGTTCACAGAGTGAAGCCTATTACTAACACTGAGCGCAGAGAATGCCAGTGCGGTTGTCAGCTATTTTACCTTACAAAGACTAGCAAAGGCAAGAGGTTATTATGTTCAGACTGTGGATTATTGTTGCGTTTGTCTTAGTTAGCTGGACAGACACACCCTTTATTTGTGATGACGTAGCTATGCTATACGAAAATATGGCCTAGTACTTTTGATACTAAGCCATATAGTTGGTCGTAGTGTAATGGTGAGCTGGTTTATGCAGCCATAGACACCAATGTGTCGAGTATCTTCTTTTTGTGATTAGCAGTCTTGCCGAACCAAGCATTGTACATTCTCTTATCTACAGTACGAGATGCCAAATGGTCGGAGTAGTAAGTCACTGCATTTAAAAGACCCCATGCTGTAGTTGGGTCAGCACCAGGTGCATTCTCGTTAGCATACATGATAGCTTTAATAGTTGGTGACAGGTATTTGTCCGCACTATTAATAAGGTCTACAGGATTATGGTCAGGTTGATAGATGGGCTGCAGCACTCTGATAATATCATCATGGGACAGTGCTTGTGTTGACAACAAGTTAGCAGTTCGCTCAAAGTCTCTTGACTCATCTCTTGCAATGCCAAGTACTTCACGAGCTCGTTCTTGATTGAACTCGTCGAACTGTAGTCTATGTGACATGCGAAATTGAGCAGCAGAGTTAAGAGCTAAGGTTAGAGTGTTGTTACACACTACACGGACAGATGTGAACTTAATCTGTAGTGATTTACCGACCTCGTGAGGTGAAGAGATAAGCAAGTACGACTTTAATTGGTCGGACGTGTTATTCTTCAGGTGGAAGTTTTGACCGAGGTTAGCTAATCCCCAAATGTTTCTCCCACCTCTTAGTGAACCCGCAGTCTCAAGTGTAGCATCGCCAGCTTCAACGAACGACCTGAAGAACCCTAGTGCATCCTTATTTTGTACAGGATTGTACTGTTTTCCACAGACGTCAAGTATTTTGCCATCAGTGCTACGAACAAGAGCAAAGTGTTCGTTCGTAGATACAAGACCACTCTCGTGATTAGCGTGTACTGGAGTTTTCACTACAGTCCAATCAAGTCCTGCTTTAGTGAGCATTTCATCTACAGATGGTGCATCTTGAATGTAGGTCCCAAGGCCATGCCAAGGTACTTCATTCGTATATGCTGTAGTTTCTATTTCGTGTGTCATAAGAACTCCTTTGTTTAAGTGATAAGAATATAATAGATAAGAAATCATAGGGATACAAGATTTTTTCCTATAGTAAGTTTTACCCTTATAATTTTTTGAACCTAATTGTTACAATACTTTGGCCAAGTAATAATTTCTCTTACATCTATCCCCTAAGTTTTGTGCTTGACAATGAATGGGTGGTGGGTATGGGTAGATGGCGAGACACATTTGTTTCAAATACATATCAATAACATATCATATATGTATAAAGATTATATAAAATTGTAAATATATAAACACATATTAAATACATATCATATATGTATAAAGATTATATAAAATTGTAAATATATAAACACATATCAATAACATATCATATATGTATAAAGATTATATAAAATTGTAAATATATAAACAAATAAAAATGCATCACATATTTAAACATGATGCATAATTATTATGTAATGTATTAATTATTATTTAATGATAATACAATCATGTAATTGATTATAATTATATTCATCAATTAACATAACATTTATTTTTGTTTCACAACAATCAAAGTCATTATTTTCATAAACATTTATGAATGGATGTTCATCATTCAATGATGATAACAACACAACATCATTAAACAATAATTGTTTGTATTCATATAATGTTAATTCACATTTATATTTATATTTAACAATTTCATTTGTGTATGTTTCATCATCATTTTGATATTCAACATCACAAATAAATAATATAAATGATTTAATTTTGATTGATAATTGTGGGATTGTCATAATTGCACACATTTTTATATGTTGAAATTGTTTGTGATGATATGCACAACAAACATTGTCATGTTGATAATCATCATTACATTAATCATTTTATCAATGTTCATAAATCACACATTCACAATGTTGTTAAATAATATATCACATACATCATTTTTATCAAATTGCATGATTGTTGTGATGTAATCAAATGACACATCATTATCATCATCAATTTGTGATAAAATACAATTTGTTGCATCATCATAAAAATCAATATTATTTATGATATATAAATCATCAAAAAAATCATTTGATTTTGTGATTTTATATTCATCATATAATTTTAAAATATAATAATAATCAATGATGAATTGATGAAATTGTTGTGCATCATACAATTTTATAAAATGATAAACAAAATCATTTTCATATTCATTGTAATTTTCATCAATATTATGAAAAATTGTTTTAAAATCATCATAAATGATTGAAAAATCAATATCATCAATATCAATTTTTTTAATTGTTTCATTTGTAATTTGTGTTGTCATATTATGTTTCACATTCATTTTAATTGTTGTTTTTTTTGTGTTAATTGATTGTAACAAATAAATTATCATAATCATAATTTTTATCATTTTTTATTGTCATTTGTGTTTTGTCATACATATACATTAAATTTATCAAATGATGCAATGCATGATTTTTTGTTTTAAAAACAACATAATGATATTTTTTTAATGATTGCATTGATTTTTCATATAATGTATCACAATCATCATCATCATTAACATCATAATCATCAATAAAATTAAAAATATGTGCAAATGTGTCATCACACAAAAATATTTCATTTTGTGTAATATCATTATGATTAAAATGATTGTATGCAATATCATTTTTAATTTTTTTATTTTTCATCAATTCATTAATGTATTTTTTTTCATTTTTATCATTTAAACAATATAAATAATATTTTTTTTCATTTTCATTAATTGATGATGAAATAATGATGCATTGTGTGTTTGTCATATTTTTTTTTCACATTCATGTTTGTGTTGTTGATATATGTATGATAACAAAAATTTTTCACAATGCAACAAAAAAATGCATGATGATGAAAAATAATTTTATTCATACATAAAGATTTTAATTGACATTTTCAAATTGTGTGATTATGATTAAATTGGTGTATTTAATACATATTTTATGTATATTTTAATGGTTGATGAATTTACATAAATTTTATACATATTTTATTTGTATTTGATACATATTTTGTATGTATTTTGTATATATTTTATGTTTATACATACATTATTGTATATAAATATATA